CCAGAAAATGTTGTCCGGCGTGCGCCACTGATCGCCCACTTCCTTCAGTTCATGGGCTGGTTTGTTCCGCAGTTCCACCAGCGCCTGGCAATATTTATTACTCATTAAGCCCCCACGTAATTCCCTGACAGATACCACTCATCACCCGATACAGCGCGCTTGCTGCTTTTCCGTAAACACTGCTCACGACGCGCCAGAAAATTGTTTCGTTCTGGCTGGGAGTGGCTTTCACGGAATGCCGCCATCCACACCGTTGCAGCACGACGGTATAAGCCCCTGGACTCCAGTTCTTCCGCCTGGCGGGTCAGGCACAAAATCACCCGGGGATCGTTAGTGCCGACATAGAAATTGCGCACAGGTCTGGTTTCACGAACTGGTTGTGGTTCCGGCTCCTGCGCTCTCTCAGTCAGGCGTGGGAAATGTCTGCGTGTATCTCCTTCACAACGGTGAGCCACACGCCCACTCTGACGTAACTTGCTTGCTGACTGCAGAACGCGCTGCCGTGAGTAACCTGCAAAAGCATCCGCAATGTCTCCGGAAGTACACCCCGGATGGGCTTCAATGAATTTCTGAACGTCATTTAACAGACTCATGATCACCCCCTGAATCCTGCCGGGATCTGGCTGTAGTCCACGTTGTCGTAACTGGCTTTGAAGTACGGGTCTTCACGTTTTTCTGTGTGCGTGCTGACGGACGGCGATAAGCGCAGGGAAAGCTCATCCCATTTTTCCCGCAACTTCGACGGGCTGAGCACGTTACGGCACCAGAACGGATCGCGGCTGACGCGGCTGTACATCTCGCAGATTTGTTTGTGAGTACGACCATCCTGCACACACATCAGGCGAATTTCGTTTGCCCATGCTGTCCAGTTCGGTTCTTTGGGACGAACCACCTCGCCGTCACATTCGGCGGCCTGCTCGTACAGGGCGATGATTTTTTTCCAGAGCCACTGTGCGCAGGTCAAATCATCCTGCGTTCCCCACTGGCGCTTTTTAGGGCTGAATACAACCGCATCAGGATGGCGAGTTAAAAACTCCTGTTCAGCCGTTTGCGTGTCCGGTTGCGAAGCGTCCGGACGAGAAGAGGTTTTATTCTCTGTAGTAATCTCTGTTGTATTCTCTGTAAGATCATTGGGCCATTTTGACCCGATGACAGCGTGTCGTTTTGAACCAATGGATCGTGTCATTTTGCGCCCATCCATCAGGTCACTTTGACCCGATGGAGAAGTGCATTTTGACCCGATGGATTCGTTCACTTTGACCTCTTCTAAAAGCTCACTTTCATAGTTGATCGTGTAGAAGTTGGTCATGTCACGCTTCGATTTATTGAGTTGCTCGCGACGCAAAACCCCAAGTGATTTCAGGCTTGCAAATGTGCGTTTCAGAGTGGACTCTGACCAGAACGGAAACTGCTCCAGCCACTGTTCTGTCGTGTTATAAACCCAGCGAATTCCGCCATGCTCAGTGCCTGAATTCGTTTCATTCAGCCAGTAATGAAGCTGCTGCAACACAATTGCCTCATTCAGACCAATACGGCATGCAAGATCACGATTTATCACAATGGGCTGGGATGTCATTAACAGGCTCATGACCGACCTCTATTTCCCTGAATTTACGACGAAACTGTTCGAGCGGACTGAAGCATTCATGTTCATAGCCTTCACGGAGGTAGATAACCCGTTGTGTTTCCGGCTCCCAACGAATGACTCTGACGGGCACTCCGTAGTGATCTTTGAACCAGCGGTTAACTTGTCGCAAAGGACTGTCTCCTTCTGCCGGTTGAAATCACCCACAGCCCACTCTGCAAAGCTGTGGGTTACAATTTCCCTGTCACCTGGTACATTCACTGCATAGCAATACTCCACCTTCGCTTTTCCACCCGGTACAGGAAGCGCAATCAGTTGCGAGCGACGGTAGTGTGTTGTTAAACTGTTCATGCGTTAGTTTCTCCACAACCAGAAGCAATCGACGCCACGACGCCCGGAGCTGCACACTCGCGGGCGTTACTCTTTTCCGGCGCACAAAAAACACGAAATAACAGTGTTAAATGCTCCTGCCACTTCGCCATTACTTGGTAGCTGTTCTCTTCGATTTGCTCACGCTCAGCCTGGTCAATAACTCCATCAGCAGTTGCCTTGCGTAAGTACTGGGAATGCTTGCCAATCCATTCTATTGACTCCATCAGCCGCTGATTAATGTCACCATTGTCAATGTCATCAATGACCACCAGCGGCACAAACACCCCATTACTACGACGGGCTATTGCATCTGTTACATGCCTGGTACCACTGGCATCCTGTAAAACCATGGCCCACTCAAGTGGAAAAATTTGATCCCCACCGCTACGCAGTCTGTTATGCAATTGATCTTTTGCTGGGGTGATATCATCAGATTTATACAAACCAAGAATTTCTGCTGCTTCCTCATAGCCATGAGGTAAATCAGCAATCGTTCTTCGTATTGCTGCCACCAGCCATGCTGGTTGTTTATCAACTTTCCATTCAGGTTCTTTACCCACGGTTAATTCCTCATTTCTGTGGTGTTTTTATGCCGCAGCACTGTTAGTCTTTTGATATAAAGACACGTCAACTTTCAGTTTCCCGTTAGTAATTTTTTCTAACTGGTACGCTCGGCCTTCAGGAATAATCTCAGGCCACTCTGAAACAGACGGATGCTTAATACCTAGGGCTTCGGCGGTTTTACAAACTCCGCCGAAATAATTAATCACGTCGGATTTCCGCATTTCTGTCTCCCGTTAAATTACGTTAAGCAGAAATGTAGGATATCCAACATGCCAATGTCAAGAATCCTACATGGGCATGTGGTAGGATTGCCTACATGATGAACATGAGTGATCGTATTCGCCAAAGGCGAAAAGAACTGAACCTGACACAACAAGCACTGGCTGATTTGACTGGTGTGAACCGTGTCACGGTTACTGGATGGGAAAAGGACGACTACCAACCAAATGGAGCCAACCTTCAAGCCCTAGCCAACGCACTTAAATGCGATCCTCTGTGGCTTGTTAGCGGAAAAGGCTCGCCTGAACCAAAGATAAATCTAAAACCTGAAATATTCGCAGTTAAAAAAGTCCCCCTCATCTCGTGGGTTCAGGCGGGTTCATGGACAATGACGGAGCCTGGTGTCAGGAAAGAAGATGCTGAAGAGTGGGTTTATACTACCGCCCTTGTATCAGAAATGGCATTTGCACTACGGGTCCGTGGTGATTCAATGACCAATCCCCTCGGCTCACCATCGATACCAGAAGGTTCTATCGTTATCGTAGAGCCAGATATTATTGATACAGAGTGTATTAACGGAAAAATCGTTGTTGCCCATATCAATGGTGGGCAAGAAGCGACACTCAAAAAATTTGTTGAGGACTGGCCGAACAGGTATCTCGTCCCACTAAATCCTAACTATAAAACTATTGAATGCGGTGAGAACTGCAGAATAGTTGGTCTTGTCAAACAAGTAATAATGGATTTTTGACACATCTTCCTCACTATCGCAAAACCGGGGTATCCCCGGTTTTTTTATGAGCCTATCTTTTTATGTAGGATAACCAACATAAACTCTTGACACTCACATGTTGGATATCCTACATTTGTTTTTAGAGTTGTGGTGAATGCGCAGGCTGATGCGCGAAAGACATTGCAGCTATTGCGGAAAAGAGCTGTTCGGCGGGGCAATTAAACGCCCGTGAGAGTCTGAAATAACCGCAAGCCGGAGATCAGCACCGGTCACCACAACAGCCACTGCTTTGGCGGTACCAGTTTGTACACTTGCTTCCGGCTGGTACCGCTCTTTTTACAAAACAGAGAAGAGCATCACCGGACGACGGGCTCATAACCCAATCCATCCGGGCGGCTGCCACCGCAGGTGTTCTTCTCTGTTTTGTGGAGAAACTAACCGACCTTGCAGGGTCGATATGATGAGGAGCAGCAAAATGGCTAGCGAACGCAGTACTGATGTGCAGGCATTTATTGGGGAGCTGGACGGCGGCGTATTTGAAACCAAAATCGGCGCAGTTCTCAGTGAAGTCGCTTCCGGTGTGATGAACACGAAAACCAAAGGTAAGGTCTCGCTCAACCTGGAAATCGAACCGTTTGATGAGAATCGTGTGAAAATCAAACACAAACTCTCGTATGTTCGCCCGACTAACCGCGGGAAAATTTCCGAAGAAGACACCACCGAAACGCCGATGTATGTCAATCGCGGTGGTCGCCTGACTATTCTGCAGGAAGACCAGGGACAATTACTGACTCTTGCTGGTGAACCTGACGGAAAACTCCGCGCAGCAGGTCATTAATATCGTTCTTAATTAACTGATTATTTATCTCATCACTGAATATCTTTATATAGTGAGGACTTATTATGTCTCAGAACTTAGACGCAACCGCAATTAATCAAATCCATGCCCTTATTTCTGCTCAGGGTGTTAATGAAATTATCAGTAAGATTGGTGCCGATGCTGTGGCATTGCCTGAGAATTTCCGCATTCATGATCTGGAAAAATTTAATTTAAATCGCTTCCGTTTCCGTGGTGCGCTTTCCACTGCCAGCATCGATGACTTTACCCGTTATTCTAAAGATCTTGCAGATGAAGGCACCCGCTGCTTTATCGATGCTGATAATATGCGTGCCGTCAGTGTGCTTAACCTGGGTACTATTGATGAACCAGGTCACGCAGATAACACCGCCACTCTCAAACTGAAAAAGACAGCACCGTTCTCTGCTCTGTTGTCTGTTAATGGCGAGCGTAACTCCCAGAAATCACTGGCAGAATGGATTGAAGACTGGGCCGACTACCTTGTGGGCTTTGATACTAATGGTGACACCATTCAGGCAACAAAAGCGGCTGCGGCGGTCCGTAAAATCACGATTGAAGCAAACCAGACCGCTGATTTTGAGGATAATGACTTCAGCGGCAAACGCTCCCTGATGGAGTCTGTCGAAGCGAAGACCAAAGACATTATGCCAGTGGCATTTGAATTTAAATGCGTTCCGTTTGAAGGCCTTAAAGAACGTCCGTTTAAATTACGCCTCAGCATTATCACTGGCGATCGTCCTGTACTGGTTCTGCGCATTATTCAGCTGGAAGCGGTGCAGGAAGAAATGGCTAACGAATTTCGTGATCTGCTTGTTGAGAAATTCAAAGACAGCAAAGTAGAAACCTTTATTGGTACTTTCACCGCCTGATTTCATTACTGCAAATGCCCCTGCGGGGGCATTTATGGAAACGTAATTAACTCAATAATCGCCGGATGGTGAGGGCTTCCTTTTACCCGAATTCAGCGCGGTGCAGCGCATATAACGTGGAGAACAAAATGTCATTTATTAAAACTTTTTCCGGGAAGCATTTTTATTATGACAGGATAAATAAAGACAACATCGATATTAACGATATCGCGGTTTCCCTTTCAAATATCTGTCGCTTTGCCGGTCATCTTTCACACTTCTACAGCGTCGCCCAACATGCGGTGCTTTGCAGCCAGCTGGTGCCGCAGGAATTTGCTTTTGAAGCGTTAATGCATGATGCAACAGAAGCGTATTGCCAGGACATCCCCGCGCCACTGAAACGCCTTCTTCCTGACTATAAACGGATGGAAGAAAAAATAGACGCCGTAATCCGTGAGAAATACGGGTTACCCCCGGTTATGAGTACGCCCGTGAAATATGCCGATCTCATCATGCTGGCAACCGAACGCCGTGATCTCGGGCTTGATGATGGCTCTTTCTGGCCTGTACTGGAAGGCATCCCGGCAACAGAGATGTTCAACGTGATTCCACTGGCACCGGGCCATGCCTACGGGATGTTTATGGAACGCTTCAACGAGTTATCGGAATTACGCAAATGTGCATAACTCATGTAGTTAGTTTTTCTGGCGGGAGAACATCTGCATATCTTGTTCACCTGATGGAAGAACAAAGAAAGGCTGGCAATAACGTCTGCTACATCTTTATGGATACCGGTTGCGAACATCCGCTGACATACCGCTTTATTCGGGAGGTTGTGAAGTTCTGGGGCATACCGCTAACTGTGTTGCAGGTCGATATAAATCCAGAGCTTGGGCAGCCAAATGGTTATACGGAATGGGAACCAAAGGATATTCAGACACGAATGCCGGTGCTTAAACCGTTTATGGACATGGTAAAAAAATATGGCACGCCATACATCGGCGGCGCATTCTGCACTGACAGATTAAAACTCACCCCCTTCACAAAATACTGCGATGACCATTTCGGACGAGGGAATTACATCACATGGCTGGGTATTCGTGCAGACGAACCTCGTAGGCTGAAACCGAAATCGGGCGTCCGGTATCTTGCCGAGCTATCTGATTTTGATAAGTCGGATGTTATCCGGTGGTGGCATAAACAACCTTTTGATTTGCAAATCCCGGAGCACCTCGGGAACTGTGTTTTCTGCATCAAAAAGTCCACGCAAAAGCTGGGGCTTGCATGTAAAGACGAACCTGGTCTGATGCGAGTTTTTAATGAGCTGGTTACAGGTAAACACGTCCGGGATGGTCACCGAAAGACAAATAAAGACGTTATGTACCGTGGTCATCTGAGCCTTGACGGGATTGCCAGAATGTATGCCGACAGCGACTACAGAAATTTGTATCAGGCGATGGTGCAAGCCAGGCGATTCGATACCGGCTCGTGTTCAGGGTCATGTGAAATCTGGGGTGATCAATTGGAGTTGAAATTCGAAGAGGTGGTGGCATGACAACCAAAATTAACTATCAGGCACTGCGTGAGGCGGCAGAAGCAATAAAAATAGTAGCCACACCACAAAAATTGCTGGCATTTCGTATGAAAGTCACACCGCAGGTTGTGCTGGCGCTGCTGGATGAGCTGGAAGCAGCAGAGAAGCGAAACGCTGAATTACAAAGCGAGAATGCATACATCCGCAACCGGTACAAAGAACTGGACCTATTAATCGGGAAAAACATTCTGGTCATGCAGGCTGCCATTATCGAATGGCAGGCAACTGGCGACGCTAAGAGCGGACTGGCATGGATTTATAACACACTGTTTGGCCCTGGCGAATTACCGGACGAATCTGAGAAAGATGCTCAGGCCTACTTTAATCGCAAATATGCACCGATTGACGAAAAGCTTATGGCGCTTCACAAGTGGTTTTGGGAACAAAGTGAAGCCGAGCGCGCCGCTGGCATTCGCATCAAAGGAGAGTGATATGGCAACTTTGACAAAAAAGGAACAGGCATGGTTGAGCGAATTACAGAACGTTCTTGATCGCTGCCCGTCACCGAAAAAAATTGGTTTTTACACCATTGGCGATAAAAACATTTACCTGTATGACCTACGCCGCATGGATGAAATCATGGAGGCTCTTGATAATCGTTCGTCAATGGATTGGTGTGTTGCTGTCCATGATATGAATGCCGGATTTGAAGAAAAGATTTTGTTCCCCTCGTCAGTTGAAAGCACAGCGGGTTAAGGACTAACACATGACAACGTTCACCGACAAAGAACTGATTAAAGAAATCAAAGAGCGCATAGGCAGCCTGCCAGAATTAATCGAAGGCATGGAAGTTTCCATTGATGTAAGCACTTGTGATGCTGATTTAGGTAATCGCTATTTCGGCACCGTCACCGAGGCGTTAGAACTTGATACAGCCAAGAATGGTTACATCCTCCTGGTTCAGGACGCAGAGCCAAACTTCGATGTAAATGGCAACTCTCCGGGAACTCCGGATAGTTGGATAAGCTGTAGTGATCGAATGCCTGAAAAGGGCCAGAACGTGCTTATTTCGGTGAATTTCGATAGCTCTCTGGTTGAACCGCTAATATGCTCCGCACGCTATACCGGAAGCACCTTTCGGCGCGGAGATGCAACGATTAAGCCGGGTAATGGTATTGAGCAAGCAACTCACTGGATGCCGCTACCGGAACCGCCGCAGGAGGTGAAGTGATGAACAACTTAATGATCGACCTTGAGACGATGGGGAAAAATAAGGATGCACCGATCGTTTCCATTGGCGCGGTGTTCTTCACTCCAGAAACCGGAGACATCGGACAAGAATTCTATACGGTTGTTAGCCTGGAAAGTGCTATGGGGCAAGGAGCTACACCTGACGGCGATACCATCCTGTGGTGGTTGAAACAAAGCCCTGAAGCACGAGCTGCAATCTGTATTGATGATACTTTGTCGATCAGCGATGCTCTCTCAGAACTAAATCATTTCATTAACCGGCACGCAGCCAATACGAAATATTTAAAAGTCTGGGGTAACGGGGCCACCTTCGACAACGTAATTTTACGTGGAGCTTATGAGCGAGCAGGACAAATCTGCCCGTGGGCATACTGGAATGACCACGATGTACGCACGATCGTTACGCTTGGGCGTTCCATCGGATTCGACCCCAAAATGGACATCCCTTTCGATGGCGAACGGCACAACGCCCTAGCCGATGCCCGTCATCAGGCAAAATATGTTTCCGCTATCTGGCAGAAATTAATTCCTGCCACCAGCACAGAATTATGATTTTCCCGGGTGCAGCCGGTTTTGATGGAGAAAATTATGAATACCTTGTTTTTACTGATGGCTGAATTCAATACCCCTAACATTGAACTCTCAGCAGTTAGCCAAAAGTACTTTGGCATGAGTCCAGCCACGGCAGAAGCAAAAGCAAACGCTTGTAAGTTGCCCGTTCCAACATATCGCATCGGCACATCACAAAAAGCAAAACGTTGCATCAATATTCAGGATCTTGCGGAATACATAGACAAAAGGCGAGAAGAAGGGCGTGCTGAGTGGGAAAGGGTCAGAACCCATAAACAAAGGCTCATTTAAATAGAATATGAATAAACCCATCCAAAGATGGGTTTATTCATAATGTTGAAGAGCAGCGAGTATCAGTTTTTTATGCCGTTTAACCATAGTTTTAGATATCTCAACTGCACATCGAACTTGTCTCATACAATGATCTGTAATGCGACCTTTTAGCACGTCACCATATTGGATGGCTATTTTCTCTTTAATAATTTCAAGATCGAAAGCAGCATGAGCCTCAATGCAATTAACAAATGAGTCCCATTTAAGAAAATCATGGTCCTCTCTATTAATTTCGACCTGACAAGCCATAAGATCATTGTTTCTCTTAATAAATTCATTTATATCTGAATTTATTAGAAGAACTAAAAGAGGTTCACAGCAAACAACCACCATATATTTTACTTTAGGTGGGGTCGTAAAATCACAATGAAGATACAATACATCACCGGGTGATATACCTCTTTCACGACTAAAATTAGCCTTAAAATCAGGAGGGAAACAATCACCCAGCATAAGTATCAATATCCGTTCTTCAGATAATCCAGTATTAATTTGCTATTTTTTAGCTGTGCAACTATCGATTCCAAAGACATCTCACCATTGTGATCTGCCTGTTCCCATGCCGCGTCATGGCTCATGGTTCTGATAGCTTCAAAGGACATGTTTCCAAGCATCGCGATAGACTTATCAATACACTCTAAATCTGAGTCACTAAAAAAGTCTTCATCAGCTTCACGGCTCGGCACAATCGTCATACCTGATACAGAAAATGCTTTTCGCACAGAATCGACATCACAACCATTAGGAATGTAACGTCCATCTCCACGAGCAATTTTTATAATATCGTATGTGTTGCTTGCTACAGGCCCATCCTTCATAGCGTTATAGTGATCGCCCGTTATGAGGCGTCCAAAACTTTCAAGGTGAAACCTGTCAGCATAATAAAGAATTTTTCCGACATGATAGATATCTGGGATCGGTGCTTTAGAGGCGACGTACAGAATGGCCTCTAAAGCCTTTTCTGAATCAAACCTTACATTTAGCATCAATACACCCTTCATCCAAACAACATCGTCAAGCTCTGGCAAATGCAACCGCATCCGCCTTCTACAATCTTAAAGTCTTCACCTACGCTAGGTCAATTGAAGTGATGAGCAAATGATGCTTTCTAAGAAGAACAGGTTCCCAATAGGCTCCCACAAAGTGTATAACTACTTGTTTTTCAAAAACGGTACATCCTATCGAGCAT